AATGATAAGAAACCTTTACCACTAAGAGAAATCACTGGTGAAGAAGTTATTAGAACTGCTAGACAACTCAATGAGTTTGTCACTGAGAAATAAGTATAAATACTAGGTATATTATGAGTAAATATGAAAAAACAGTAAAGGTTCTAGAAGGCCCATGGGAAGCAGATACGTTTCCCCAAGGTGAAGAGACAACTGATGTCCTTTCTAGAAAAACGATTACCACATACGTCCAAGACGGATATTTGTGTGAATCTACAACAACAAGAGAGTATAGGGGTGACGATTACTTCGATACTTCTTCTAACAAACGGATACTCAAAGTAAATGTCTGAAACAACAATCAACAAATCTATACTCAATAAGAATAATTTTAAACTTCTTATTGATAAGGTTCCAACAGTTGAATACTATGTTCAGCAGGTTAATATTCCTGCCATAAGTTTCAATGAGGTTATTGAACCGTCAGGTCTTGGTGTTGATGCATATTTTGCTGGTGATAGGGTCTCATTCGAAACACTGAATGTGACCTTCCTAGTTGATGAAGACCTTCAGAATTTTAAAGAGATATACGATTGGATGTCTCAGATTGTTCCGATAAGCAATACTGATGATTACGGAAAACTTACAGGAAGCAAAAAACATACACTAGGTGTTGCAAATCAGTCGGGAGATGCACTTAATCTGCACTCTCAGATTACACTAGTTACCAATACAAACAAAAACCTTCCAAATAGGTATTTTAGATTTTACGATGCATTCCCAATATCTTTAAGTGGAATAGAATTACAGTCAGGTTCAGAAACAGAACCAGTGACTTGTGAGGTTCAGTTCCGTTTTCAGTATTACGATATAAAATCATCTAGTTAAAACCCCCTATTTGTGGTATAATAGACCATGAGTACCTCTTTATTATGAGATAATATTATGAACCTAGATGATTTAAAAATTGAATGGAAAAAAGATTGTGAGATTGACGATATCCAGTTGGATAACGCATCACTTGAAGTACCTAAACTTCACGCAAAATACTTAGACTTACTTTCCAGTAAGTTACTGCTTCAGAAACAATACCAAATGAAATACGACACTTTGCTTAAGAACAAGTGGATGTGGTATAATGGTAAGTTCTCGCAAGAAGAACTAAACGCATTGGGTTGGGAACAGTTTGATTTAAAAATCATGAAAGCAGACTTGCATTATGTCTTTAATGCAGACCCCGAATTACAAACACTAAAAGCAAAACAAGAGTATTTAAAAATAACTATAGACTTCCTTAAGGAGTGTCTAACAAACATTACATGGAGACACCAAACAATCCGTAATACGATTGATTGGAGAAAATTCATGGCAGGTAATTAAGATGATATTAGAAAACTACGTATGGCAAGCACCATCCTTCTTCTCTAGAAAAGAAATAGATGATTTACATCGTGCATCGGATAAACTACAATTCCAGGCAGGACAAGTAGGGGGGGGACTAGATAATCAAGATAGAGATGGTGAAAAAATGGGTGGAACAGAAGACTGGAGTGTCCGTAGTTCTCAGGTTAAGTGGTTCGAGATGGAAAACAACCATATGCCAGAACATTTACTCAAGAAGATTAATGATGCAGTTACTATGGCAAATAGAGAGTGCAGGTGGAATCATAATATAGAATACATGGAAAATCCCCAATACACTATTTACAATGAACAACCTGATAGGAAGGGAGATTTCTATACATGGCATACTGATGCAGGCCCAGTTCCTTATGGAAACGGAATGCATAGAAAATTAAGTATGACCATTCAGTTATCAGACCAAGACGATTATGAGGGTGGACATTTTCAGTGGTTAGAACCTGCAACCCAGTTTGATAAAATGACTGGGACTAACCCACAAGTTAACATGGCAGATGCAATTTCAACATTGTCTCATTCTGCCAAAAGTATTGGTTCAGTAGTTATATTTCCCTCGTTCCTATACCATCAAGTTACACCTATATTAAGTGGAACTAGAAAATCGTTGGTATGTTGGATGGTGGGACATCCGTATGTCTGATACTGTAAAAGTTTCAAAAGTAAACGAAGTATTTCTTAAAGTCGATTGTGATGATGGACTTGCGAAGGAGTTATTCGAATTCTTTTCTTTTAAAGTTCCCAACGCTAAGTTCATGCCTTCCTATAGAAACAGAATGTGGGATGGTAAGGTATACCTATTCTCTATTAAAACACACAAAATTTACATTGGATTACTCCCATACGTTGATGAGTTCTGCAGGGAACGAGGATTTAACTTTGAGGGTGTTCAGGATGTTATCGGACACAAACACAAGACGAAAGATTTTAATATTACAGATTTAAATTTACCATTTGAACCTAGAGATTATCAATTAGATGCATTCCACACTGCAACCAAGTATGGAAGACAATTATTATTGTCACCTACTGCAAGTGGTAAGTCTTTAATCATTTATATGTTAGCACGATACTACGACACCAAAACTGTAATCATCGTTCCAACAACCTCACTGGTAGAACAGATGAGTAAAGATTTTGAGGATTACGGATACAAAGAACCTATCTGTAAAATCTACCATGGTCAACCTGTATTCGATGCACCTATAACAATTACTACATGGCAGTCATTCAGTAAGGCACCTAAGAAAACATTAGAGTCATTCAAAATGGTTGTCGGAGACGAAGCACATTTATTTAAAGCAAACGTATTGAAAGGTATTCTCGAAAAGATGAAGAACACTGCATTACGTTTTGGAACAACGGGAACACTGGACGGAACAGAAGTTCATAGACTACAACTCGAAGGATTATTCGGGCCTCTTAAGAAAGTTACAACTACTGCAGCTTTAATGGAAGAGGGAACAATCGCAAACTTGAATATTGATATACTAATATTGAAACATAAGAAGATAAAACTTGCGAACTACCAAGAGGAGATGGACTACTTAGTATCGAATGATAGTAGGAACGAGTTTATTTGTAATCTAGTTTATAATTTAAAGGGAAACACACTTGTACTATTCCAGTATGTTCAAAAACATGGTGAAGTATTGCACGGTAAGATGTTCAAAAGATTGGGAGAGAAGTTGCATTATGTATATGGTGGAACAGACGTAACCGATAGAGAGGATGTAAGAACAATAGTAGAGAAGAGTGACAATAACGTCATACTAGCGTCATACGGAACTTTCTCCACTGGAGTAAATATTAAGAAGATAGATAATATCATCTTTGCATCTCCATCAAAATCAAGAATAAGAAATCTACAATCTATTGGTAGAGGACTTAGAAAAGGTAAAGACAAAGACACTATGAGATTGTTTGATATTGCCGATGACATAGGGGGTAGTAACTACACTCTAAATCACTGTAAGGAACGTATAAATATATACAACGAAGAAGGATTTAACTATGACATCAAGCAGTTCGAACTAAAATGAAATACGAAGTATTAAAACTTAAAACAGGTCAAGAACTTTGTGGGATGGTTTCATATACAGAAACTACCATTGAGGTTACTTTACCTATGGTATGTCAACTTACTCGTGTCTCGCAACAAAATACACTTGCAACATTTATACCTTACGCTCCATTGGCACTTGACCCTATCCTTTCTATAGGATTAGAAAGTGTTATGCATACCAGTCCCATGAATGACCAATTCATTCCCTTCTATGACGAAGCTTCTGCAAAGTGGTTGGGTATGGTAGAAGATGGAAACATACCTCTTACTAACTCGATGCCGTCTCCTAGAGAATTCATCAGAGAGAAGTTAGATGAAATTATGGATGGTGTGTCCGAAGAGGAACTCGCAGAACTTGAGAGAGAACAATTCGCAGAAGAAGATTATGTTCTATCAATTACCTCGGACGAAAAGAAAATAATTCACTAGACTTTTATCTTGTCTAAATAACTGCGTACGATATCATCATGTTGATGAATATCTTATTATAACTGAACCTTATAGGAAAAAAACCATGACAACTGCAATTTACTTTGCGAAGACCATGGTGCGAAAAGCTAGAGAAATTACAATCTTTGAATGTAAAGTATGTGATGCAATCGAATTTCTAGTACTGATGACTCTTCCATTCGTATTACCAATATTTATTATATCGATGTCCGTTAAAGGATACTAATGAAAACCACTGAAGAAAAACTTCTTCAATTCGTAAACCTTTCACCTTCCGAACGATGGATGGAGCGTATTGTAGAAATGCATCCGATGAGACAAATCTTTTGGGCTACCATAGTGCAAGTCTCTGTTTTTGGATTCATGATGTTATCATTCTCCATCATTAATTTCTCCTTGGAAATGGGGTTGTGAAACCACCATATATACTAGGTATAACATTAATCATTTGTTTGGGACTATTAGTCCTAGGTGAAATTCAAAAGATTGGTCGAGGAAGAGATGTAGATATGAGTGTGGTGTTTAATCCCTTATAGCTATATTCCCCTTGGGACATATTAATTTTAACATAGATTCCTCAGATGTCTAGAGGTTTTTGAAATTAAATTAAAAATAAATTAATCTAGAAAACACCTTACATAACCATCATAATCGTTGTATAATAGGTGCATGATAAAAGAAAAGAAGAAACCTGAACACTACGTCAACAACAAGGACTTTACTGCCGCTGTTGCAGAATATGCTGGACTAATCAAAACTGCAAAAGCGAATGAAGAAACTCTACCTAGAATGTCGGAGTACATAGGAGAATGCGTTTATAAAATTGCAACTCGACTATCTACAAGACCTAACTTCATCAACTACACTTATAGAGATGAAATGATATGTGATGCAATCGAAAACTGCATTCAGTATCTTGGAAACTTTAATATCGAAAAGTCATCAAATGCATTCGCATATGTTACTCAGATATGTTACTATGCTTTCTTACGAAGAATACAGAAAGAAAAGAAACAAGTTTTTATAAAACAAAAGTCAATCATGGAATCATCAGTTTCATTGGAATCTTTCCAAACTATTGATGGGAACTATGACCCTGCATTAACAAACACCAACGTGGAATGGTTGAAAGAAAACATGAACCACGTTAATTACGAACCTCGTAAAACAAAGAAAAAACCCACCACTAAAAAAACTACAGCGTTAGAAGAGAATATGTCTCCTGACACTGAACCAAAAGAAAGTTAATTTTGAAAATTGCAATCCTAAACGACACACATTGTGGAGTTCGTGCCGATATGTTAGAGATGTCTAACTACCAAGGTCGATTTTATGATGAAGTATTTTTCCCATACCTTGATGAACATAATATCAAACAGATAGTTCATTTAGGAGACTACTTTGATAGAAGGAAGTATGTAAACTTTGCGACTTTAAAAGCAAACAAACAACACTTCATCGAACCCATGTTAAAGAGAAACATCCAAATGGATTTAATTCTCGGTAATCATGACACTTATTATAAGAACACCAACGATGTAAATTCACCTGAACTTCTTTTGTTTGGTGATAACAACATCAACGTAATATCAGAACCAGTTACTAAAGAATATGATGGTTGTGAGATTGCACTTGTTCCTTGGATTAACCCTGAGAACTATGCAGACTCCGTAGACTTTTTACTATCGAATAAAGCAACTCAGTGTTGGGGTCATTTTGAAATTGAAGGTGCATTGATGATGCCTGGCTTTAATTGTCCTCATGGATTAGATTTCACATATCTAAAAAGATTCGAACAAGTCCTCAGTGGTCACTTTCACCATAAATCAGAACTAGGAAACATTAGATATCTAGGAAGTCAGATGGAATTTACTTGGGGTGATTATGGGGATAACAAATACTTCCATATTTTTGATACAGAGACTAGAGAGATTTTACCTGTACTGAACCCAATTAAGATGTTCCACAAAGCATTCTATGATGATACCAATTCATCTTTTGAAGAAATACAGGCTGCAGACTACTCAGACATTAACGGCAAGTTCGTAAAGGTGATAGTAATCAACAAAGATAACCCCTATTGGTTTGACAGTTATCTCGATAAGATACACTCACAAAACCCAATACATTTACAGGTGGTTGATGATAACAAACACATGGACTTCTTTGGAGACGATGATATTGAAGACATTGAAGATACCTTAACCATCCTATCTAAGTATGTTGATGGTTTAGAGATACAAGGCAAGAAGAAAAGTCTTGATGAATTAATGACTTCGTTATATCATGAAGCACTTGAAGAGCATAACTTTCTATGATAAATTTTGAAAAGATACGTTGGAAGAATTTACTTTCATCGGGAAATACCTTTACTGAGATAGAATTGAACTCTCATCAGACTACACTTATATTAGGTGAGAATGGTGCAGGGAAATCTACACTATTAGATGCATTGTGTTTCGGATTGTATGGCCGTGGATTTAGGAACCTTAAAAAAGACCTACTTATTAATAGTGTCAATGAGAAAGGTTTACTAGTAGAAATAGAGTTTTCTGTTGGTAAGAAAGAATATAAAATTATCCGTGGTGCAAAACCAAATATTTTTGAGATATATCTAGACGGAGTTCTTGCAAACCAAACTGCAACAGTTAAAGATTATCAAGAACAATTAGAGAAACATATACTTAAGATGAACTATCGTTCATTCACTCAAGTTGCGATACTAGGAAGTGCAAACTTCGTTCCGTTCATGCAATTGAAATCAGTAGAGAGACGAAAGTTGGTCGAAGACCTATTGGATATTTCTATATTTTCAACCATGCAAGACATTCTTCGCCAACGAGTAACTACTCATACAGAAAATGTTCGTGACACTTCACATTCAATAAATATAATGGAAGAGAGAATTAGTGGGTTATCCAATCAACTTTTAGCTCTTCAAGAGAATCGTGACCAAAGGATGGCGAAATTAGAAACGTCTATAGATGACACTCAAACTAATATTGATGATTTGTTAGGAAGGGTTCAAGAGAAAAACGTAGACATTGAACATCGAAAATCTACCATCACCGATGAAGGCAAAGTTGAAGATAAATTCAAAGAAGCTTCAGATTTATATAAACAGTTAGAGAACCGTAAAACAACCATTTTAGAGGAAATCGAATTTTATGAATCCAATGATAATTGTCCAACCTGCAAACAGGGTATAGATGAAGAACATAAAACGAACCATGTCGCAGAGAAGCAGAAGAAGAAGGATGAGTTATTGGATGGACTCGGACAACTATATGAAACAATCAGAAAGTCTGAGGAACGCATTGCCAGAATCCATGAGGTTACCACTGCCATCACCAGTCTCCAAACCCAAATAAGTTTACTTCAAACGGAAATTCATTCCAACGTAAAGTTCATTCAAAAAATACAAACAGAGATAAATGAGTTAGAGAAAGAAGGTATAAGTAATTCTAATGCTCAAGAACAGATGATGGATAACGAAGAGAAGTTGGACATCTTACTTTCCAAAAGTGAATCCTTATCAGACCAAGGACACTACTATGACATTGCATCAACTCTTCTTAGAGACCAAGGTGTGAAACAAAAGATTATTAAACAATATGTTCCAGTCATGAACAACATGATTAACAAATATCTCGCACAATTAGAATTCTATGTTGGGTTCGAATTGAATGAAGCATTCGAAGAGACCATCAAGTCTAGATTCAGAGACGTATTTAAGTATGATAATTTCTCACAAGGCGAAAAGATGAGAATTGATTTATCACTACTTTTTACATGGAGAGCTATCGCAAGAATGAAGAACAGTGTAAACACCAACTTACTGATATTAGACGAAGTGTTTGACTCTTCACTGGACGTTGCAGGAACAGACGACTTCCTAAAATTACTAAACACCTTGACGGAAAGGACTAATGCGTTTATTATAAGCCATAAAGGAGAAGCACTTTATGACAAATTTAACAATGTATTACGATTTGAAAAGTATAAAAACTTCTCACGACTTGCAGAATAGGATAAATAGTACTATGAAATCATTTTCAGAACATAACAATAAAACAGTAGACTTAGATGTAAAATTGACATATCCTTTAT